TAACCCACTAGCAGTACACTTAAACTCTTCTTCCTTAAAGTTAGGGTAGCTTCTCCAATCTATTTCCACGGGAGCTTTTATCCTTTTTGGTTTGTTATAAGTATAGGCTATATTAGTATCTATTCTCATTTTCTATACAGCAAAAGAGCTTCCACAACCACACGTTGTCTGCACATTCGGATTTCTAATAGTAAATTGAGATGAAAAATGATTGGAAGAGTAGTCAATTTCTGCTCCGTTTAAATACTGTAGACTTAGGGGGTCTACAACTAAAGTAATACCATCGGTAGTAACAGTTTCGTCATCTTCTTTTTGGTCATCAAAAGTAAATCCGTATTGAAACCCAGAACAACCCCCTCCCTGTATAAAAACCCGCAAAGAAATATCTTCTGAAATTTCTGAATCTTCCTGTAAAATCTCTTTAACTTTTTTAGCAGCAGAGCTGTGAAAAACAATGCTCATCTTTTATTACCTCCAAACCTTAGTCACTTCATCGTTAACGTGTACTGGGGTGCAGGTAGCACCTACTTCGTTTTGACGATACTTCTGGCTTAACCAGTAGTTCTGCCTTCTTAAACTCATGGCAAAATACTGGCATCGGTCGATGTTATACCAGTAGCTTTTGTCTGGTTGAGGCTCACCGTTTATAAACGTAGTAAGCATAAATACCAGGACCATTAGTTACCTCCTTGCGAGATAATCCAGATTGTTCCCGTAATTAATCCAATAATAGTAAAACTACCAAAAACAATAAGCGTAAAGTCTATCATTTTCTGTTTAAACTCTAGTCTTCGGTGTATTTGGTTCTTTCGTTCTGCCCGTATTTGTTTTTCGGTAGCTAGTAAATCATCCCAAACATCCTTACCGTACCCGTAAAGTATAAGCTCTCGTAGCTCTTTCCTCTGCTGATACATCTTTTGTTTTGCAATAACGCAATCGAGAGCTTCTTTCTCGATTGACTTACTACCTGCTATTTTCTTAAATAGCGGAGGATTTTTGCTCCGTTCTGTAGCCGCATTAACATCGGCTAATGCTTCAAACCATTTCCCTAATTGCCCTAGAGTGGATTCTATTTCCTTACCCTTGCTGACCATTCTAGAGACTCCGTTAAACGCTTTGTTTGCTACACTGAGTGCAGCCATCACACTTAACGGTTCCATACTATTACCTCATATACATTGAAGACGGGGATGAAAACCCCTTCCTTAAGTTTTTAATAAAGCCCATGAAAGGGCTTGCTGCTTTAGGTATCGCAAAAGCGCGATAAGAAGCAGAAGGGTTTAAAATCGGGGGAAGTTGAAATGCCTCGTTGCGAGGCGCAGATAGTAATCCTGCTTGTGGAGCAGGTTGAGACATACCTGGAAAGTATTGGTCGAATGGCGTTTTGTTTCTATTATCCTTTCCTCCAGGTCTTGAAGGGTTCAACAAAGAACCCGAAAAATATTCCATAAAGTATCCTCTTTAAAGGGTAAACAGAAAGTTATACGCATCGTGATAATAGTATACACGAAAGTAAAAGGTTTGTCAACCTTTATATTCTAACCGTTAGTAATGGGAGTAGCATACTATGGGTATGCATTACCCGAAATTATATTCGGATTAGTTGAAGTGTGTTCAGTTTCCTGTTTAAGGAAACATTCACCTGTCGGAGTTTTAACGTAGACAGGTAATATAATCATCTTAAAGATAAGATATATTACTCTTATAGAGAGTAATATAGATAAGATAAGATATATCTTATATAAGATGTATGAGCCTCTCTCAGAGGCTATCTGTTCTCATTACTGGGGCGTTTTTGAATACCATTACCCATACGTATTTATTTGCTTTATATATCAAACACTTAGGTTAGTTTTCTGTCTGTTGTTAATTTGTAATCTATTTAGTTATTTAGTTTATGAATTAATCGTATTTAGATGGTGAATTAGCTATACCTGCTCTCAAGTATGAGTGTTGCTGCATATATATATTGGTATGCAATCCAGGCTCCCCGCCCCCTTCGTTAATTATTGGGACTGTCTACGGCAGATGCGAATGCTTCTCATTATTACTAGGTTAATGCGAATGATTATCATTTACATGACATTATTTTTTACGTGTGTGAGCGTGAGAAAGAGTGAGTGAAGCACCTACATCGCACTAGTTTAGTGCAAGGTAAATCCTTGAATGCTAACGGATTTATCAATTTGACTGTAAGAATCATTCTTATTTAAAAGCGGATTTCCCTATATTGGTGCAATATTCGCTTTGTAGCTGTATAAATTGCACTTTATTGGTGCAAGCGCATAACCTATGCCAAAGCTTAAAAACCATAAAACCTTATAAAACAATGACTTATGAATTTGGCACGTTTACTGCTATAAGCTAGGTAACATTTTATAAAAAAGGTTAGTTAAAATGAATTTAGATAAGCTGATAGGCGAATACAAAGGCAATGCAAGAATCTATCTAGAAGGTTCAATATTGTCTTCTAATGGATTTAATGCGGGTGACAGATATAATATCTATTACGGGAAAAACACTGTCTCGCTAGCAAAAACGGCCGACGGCAAAAAGAAAATATCGAAGAAAGTTAAAAGCGGTATTTTGATACCAGTCATAGACTTATGCGACGGCAAAAAGAGCCAGAATATTAGAACCATTTTAGGCGGAAAGAATACAGCTATTACGATTGAAGGTTTAAATACCATTAATTGTGAGTTAACATACGAAACACTACTTATTAAAAAAGGACAGTAAAACATGAACGGTATTATTTTATACGACGGTAAATCGCAATTAGACAACGAGTCCGATATTGTGGTTATTCTAACGGGGTTAGAAGATGTTAGCTCCAACAAAAAAACAGGCAATATGCTGCAAACTTGGATTTTAGACAAGAATACCGCACCGCATGAAGCCATTAAGACTGGCGCAGATAAATCTGTGTGCGGTGATTGCAAACATCGCGGGTTGTGGAATGGCAAAAAATGGATAGAAAAACGTACTTGTTACGTTAAAACCTTTCAAGCCCCACTGGCAGTCTGGAAAAAACACACTGTGGAAACAAAGCTAGGCATATGGACTAAGGCATATACTAAGAACCCGTACGGAAAGCCTACAGCATTAAAAGCTCGTGAGTTGGTAAAAGGTAGAGTTTTAAGAATAGGGTCTTATGGTGACCCGCTAGCAGTCCCACAAGCTATCTGGAATAACTTGTTACAGACTGTTAAAGCTCATACGGGTTATACCCACCAATGGCAAAATAAGAAAATCCTGGCGGACGGGTGGAATAAAATAGTTATGGCTAGCGTAGAATCTAGAGAAGAGGCCAAGCAAGCTACCGCTCAGAATTACCGCTATTTTCGAGTTATGCGAGAAAATGCGACGGATAAAAACGAGATACTTTGCCCCGCCAGTAAAGAGGCGGGTGTAAAATCAGAATGCGCCAAGTGTAAGCTTTGCGCGGGTACAAGCTCAAAAAGCTTTAAATCAATAGCAATAGTCCAACATTAGGGAGCATAAACAATGCGAAAATTAACGCCACAGACTATCCAAAAAATAAGGAAAGCTCACGCTATCGTAGGCAACCAACCGCGCTATGCAGTGCGTAACATGGTTAAGGCTTTGTCGATGCTACCGCGACTTAACACAGTAGAAGAGAATGAGCGGCTCGCGGCTGCAAAAATAGTTTTGAGACATTGGTCTATCGTTCATTATTTTAATCAATAGGGGAATAGTAACATGAGTCTAGCCGATAAACTTTTATTACTTGCGAGCTGTTTAGTGATAGCTTGCGGTACATACGCTCTAATCCAATATTACTTAGCCGCATTGTATACAATCGGAGGGTAGAGCTTTGCAAAGGTATAGAAAAGAGGGTAAATTAAAAGCGGGTAGTAGAAAAAGAATCTGCACTAAAAGAGACAGAAAAACTGCCAATAATTACAATCGCAAACTAGCGAAAAAGGGTATAAAATGCGAAATAGAGAACCACGAAAAATAAAGGTTATTAGTACAAAAAATAACGGAAAGAGCTTTGTTAAAATGTTCCAACATTGGGAACGACAACGAGCAAACCAATATAGAGACAGACAGCAAGTTTTTGTTAATAGTGGTGAGTTGTTCAGTGTGGAGGTTAAGTAATCATGGACACAACAGAACTGCATAAAATAGCTAGTGCAGAGACAGAAAAACATATTTTGACGCTATCCAAAGCAATAGATAAAAAGCTTTTACCATTAGAAACCTTTTTAGACTTTCCTAGAATTAGGGTAGACTTGCGCGGACAATCTGCGGGACAGGCTAGCGTTTCAAAGGATGTTCTGGACCTACACTGGGACAGCTATATCAATTTTAACCCAGTTTTAATGCGGGATAACTTGGACTATTTTATCGCTCAGACTATCCCGCATGAGGTCTCCCACTTTGTCCAACTCACTAACCAATATGTAAAAGAGTCTAGATTTTATAAGGATAGACCGCATGGCAAAGTGTGGCAGAAACTTATGAAAATCCTGGGCGCAAAGCCCAATGTTAGGCATAAGCTCGACGTCCGAAAAGTGGTTAAAAACGGGACTGTGTATACGTGCGGGTGTAAAGAGTGGGTATTCACAAAGGTTAGACATAACAAGGTTATGCGAGGGCAAGCCCGTTATCGTTGCCCCAAATGTAAAGAACAGATTTTGCCCGCTTTGGGAGAGGTCTAATGTATTACCAACAAGACACCGTTTCGATTGTAATTTCTTTCAGTGTGTTTATAATAGGACTTTGTTTAGTCTGGTATTGGGAGGGTAGAAAGTGAACATTATAAGTTTATACGATTTTACAGGGGAGGCTTTGAGACCTTGGGCAGAGGCGGGGTACGAGTGTCACGCTCTGGATATCCAACACTTAGGGGTAAAGCCTGAAGTGGTCGAGGGTAGGGGGTGTATCACTTACACCCAAGTTGATTTATATCAGCCTGAAATGCTTCAGCATTTGAAGGAAAAGTTTACAGGGAATACGCGCTTTGTGTTTGGCTTTCCGCCTTGCACTGACCTAGCAGTGAGCGGTGCGGCACATTTCAAGAGAAAGGAATTAGAAAATCCTGGTTTTCAAGAGCGAGCAGTTCACCATGCTAAAATGGTAGCGGAGTTTGCGGAAATTATAGGGGCGCGATATATGGTAGAAAATCCCGTTAGTGTGCTATCAACCAAGTGGCGTAAACCAGATTATATTTTCCAACCGTATGAGTACGGGGGGTATTTACCAGAGGGTGATGTTCACCCAAAATGGCCTGACCTGATTATGCCCCGCGATGCCTACCCCAAAAAGACTTGCTTATGGACTGGGGGCGGGTTTGTGATGCCAGAGAAAAAACCCGTAGCCGTAGCGGAAGGTTACAGCTTGCAGCACAGGAAACTAGGGGGTAAGAGTATCCGCACTAAGAACATCAGAAGTGCAACCCCGAGGGGGTTTGCCAGAGCAGTATTTGAGGCAAATAAAATTAAAGCTTGACAAATGCGAATAAAGGTTTATTTTAGAAAAAAAGAGGTAATTATTTATGTATGTAATTTTAGTTGACGAAAAAAGAAAACAAGAGTTTAAATATATCGAGATAGACGGCTGTCTGTCTGCTCGGACTATGCTTGATAACATTAAATCACAGGCCGAGTGGGGATTGTCCGACCTTGCGAGTGCTGAAGACCAGAACGACATAGACGATGTTTCCCGCAGATTTAAGGAAATCCTGGATATGTCGAAAATTGCTTTGGCAAAACTGGAGGAAGCGGGACTAAGCTCTTCTTCGGCACACGCAGTCAACTGTGTCTGGGGTTCTGACCCAGATTATTTTAAAGTAGGGGGAACAGACTAATGATTGAAAAACTTTATATGCCACTCGATGTGTATCTTACTATCGAAGAGGAACAAGAGGTAGAATTTATAGAAGAACTATGCGATATAGAGTGGGAACCTTCTGAAGTGGTTGGTTATATTAACAAAACATTGGGTAAAGCATCCGATTCAGTTACCAATGATGATTTGAAAAAAGAATTAAGACACTGTCAAAGGCTACTTGATTTTATTATTTGGCATGAGGATAATAGAATTGAAAAAGAACCATACAGTATAAGTTCTAGAAGAATAAAAAGGGAGGAACAGATTAATGGAAAAAGTACTGCTCTATCCTAAAGACGTTAGGGAGATTTTAGACTTAGTAGACCAGTTAGGTTGGGACTACGACAGGTTCTCTACTAGCGGTCAGGAAACCTATGATAAAATTACAAGTAAGGTAGAATCAATCCAAAGGGGGGTAAGAAGGTGGGAAGATTTAAATCAGATTGGGAAAAAATGCTAGAGGCAGACCCAGATTATCCGACATTGGATGACGATAACTGGTGGAAACAACAGGACTTAGAACAACAAGAGGAACAGGAAAGTAATGAATAGAATTGAGAAGTTTTGGAAAGCGTTTGGAGATGACTTGCACAGTGAGAGGGGTGAGTTCCGATGGACTCGCAGTCTTCGAGGTGTTCACCAAATGCTCCCAGAGGATAGCTACTGGTGCGGTAACGGGAGGCATCAGGCTTTAGCTGATGACCTTCAGCCTTTAATTCCTGGCGAAGGTAGGGTTAAAAATCCTCGTAAGAACAAACACTTGGAGCACTTGCGGGTAGTCTCGAACGCTTACTATGACCTCTACAATAACGGGGGAGGTAATCGCCCTTCACAGATTTATACCTATGCGGGTAAGCGTGGGGTGAACCACAGGTATGTTCACATGGCTCTAGAGTTTTATTTGGACTTTGTTATACTTTCTGCTCACGCAGAACAATTTGGACTAGATAGGGAGTGTAGATTGGCATGAATATTTTTTATTTACATGAAAATCCGAGAGAATGTGCAAAGTTACATTGTGATAAACACGTCACAAAAATGATTGTAGAGTACGCACAGCTACTCAGTACCGCACACAGAGTGTTAAATGGAGAGCAGTATATCGACAGCAGTAGTGGGCGTAGAATCAAACGCTGGAAACTTGATGACGTTGAAATGGAAAATAATTTATATAAGGCTTCCTTCATAAACCATCCAAGTGCGGTATGGGTACGAGCATCCGAAGATAATTACAGATACCTTGCAAACCTATGGTATGAGTTGTGTTTAGAATATGAATATCGTTTTTGGCACAATGCAAAAAAACATAAAACATTTCAAACACTACAACACTATTTACCTTTAATACCTAAAAACATTGACCACAATAAAGGACTTACGGAAATGCCACAGTGTATGCCTGATGATGTTAAAGCTGACAACGCTGTTGACGCATACCGTAACTATTATGTACAGTACAAAAAGTCTTTTGCAAAATGGACTGACAGACCAACACCAAACTTCATGGAGGAATTAAAAGATGTTGCTTAAACTATCAAGATTATTATCGGATTTGAACTGGGAGCTAGGTATGCTTCGACTCAAGTGGAGTCTCTGGCTTATCAAGCGGGACGCTGATGCGAGGCTACGCAAAGTGCAGCGGAGACAAAACGGTGGGTGCTGATAGCGATTTCGTAGCCTTGCCCGAAAGTGAAAGCGTAGAGGAGTTGGTCGAACTGGTAGAGAATAAATTCCTGGAGCTGCTCGAAGAGAATCTGTCTACAGATACACCCTCGCAAGTAGTCAGTCAGGAAGTGTTCAACCAAACTGCTATCGCTAGGGAGCTTGCTCCCGCCATCGAAGCTCTTGCAAGACTGCGGGAAATAGCGCAAGCTATCGACAACACACGTAAAGTAACCATACATTAGGAGGTATAGATATGGGAATTTTTTGGGGCGATGAGCCAATGGATAATAGAGGTTGGGAAGACTTAACAGCCGATGAACGAGTACACCTTGAGGTACAGTATTTATACAACGTGAAGGGTAGGGACATTTTGGACTACTTAGACCTCGGAGAAGAGTCGTTAGACCACCTCACCATTTGCCTAGAGAACGTACTGCATACCACAGGGAAAGACGGCTCAGAGCAGCCCTCTCTCGCTAGACTTGGAGCTTGTGTGCTTGCGATGTTTCGCAAACAATCGCTGGATGCAGTGCGAGAAGCTTACCTTAATCGGGACATAGGCTTGTGAGGTGCAAGGCTTGTAATGCCAAAATAGAGTACGTGAGTTGGAGAAAAAAAGTACAGGAGTTCGAGGATTTATGCTTGGAGTGTAGGCAAGCTATTCACGTAGCTCCCACGACTGAGGAAGTAACTCTAGAATTTGGTTATCAGGAGGTGAACCATGAACTCGATTGACTTAGCTCCCTACGAGGAGCATTTTCCAGAGACTGGTTCTGTTAGAATCAACCATTGTAAGGAGGGAGACTCGAACCGCAAATTTTACCTTACACGAGTCGAAGGAGGTGGAGTGGTAGGGTACTGCCACCACTGCTGTCAAAGTGGCTTCTATCGCCCCTCTGTAGCTCAGAGACGCATTTCTGGGAGGACTTCACACTGCCAACCAGACAGTGCAGACCCTTTCAAGAGATGGGGAGTGCCAGAGCTGACCAAATGGGAGGCTTGTGATAGATGGGAGACCGTACCGTTTGGGGACTTGCCATTGCTTACCAGGAAGTGGTGGTTCTCGAATGGGCTAAACGTATCAGAGTACGAGGCTGCGGGTATCAAATTGCTTGACGGAAACCGTTTGACAATCCCGTTGTCTGGAGACAACAAGAGTATTACTGGCTTGGCAATTCGTCCCTTGAAGGACAACTTGCCTAAATGGATTTTGCTCGGAAGCAAATTAGTCGCACCTTTTACACAAGCTGAGACGCCCCCAGATACCTTGGTATTGACAGAAGATTACTGCTCTGCCCTGCGGATAAGCAGGTCATATGCAACTTTACCTTTGATGGGTACGTCATTGAATAGCAACGGCTTTTCTCTTATAACAAAATGGTATAAAGAGGGTAGGCGGGTATTGGTCTGGCTTGACAATGACAGCCAAGCAGTAGTACATCGGGCGAAAGATATTCGCAAACAACTTTCCCCTTTTGTAGATTGTGGTATAATATTACTTAAGAAAGAGCCGAAGCATTTCATACATGACTCGGAAATAAGAGAGGTTATTCATGGAACTTGACATTGTAAAACTATTATCTAAAGAATCTAATCTTAAAAGATTCTCTTCTCTTATAAGAGAAGAGAGATTATCTAAAGATATAAGATTTATCTTACAACAACTTCAACCCTACTTCAGCGACACGGGCAAAGCCGAGGTGGAGTGGAACGAGTTTAACACTTGGGTAACGCTTAACCACCCCAACCTATCGGACGAGCGAATAAAAGCCATACAAGGCTACTTGTGGCTTATTCGAGATGGTTGCCAGGATGTTGATTGCTCTGTGCTTAAGACACTTTCAACTCGCCACTGGGCGGAGAAAATATCTGACGCTGCTTACGATGTGAGTGTGGGAGATTCCGAAATGTCTCGCATTACTGAGTTGCTGAGAGAGTACAACATGGAGGTCAAGGGCGTAGAGTGGGACTTGGATTCTCTCAACCTTTCCGATACCGAAATGATGGAGCAACTACAGGAGCTGAAGGATGCTCCCAAGTATTCTTGGAGTGTACCAGAGCTAGAGCTGATGCTCGGCCCGATATCCAAGGGAGACTTTATCATTTTGGGTGCGAGACCAGACGGGGGTAAGACAACTTTGTTAGCTACGCAAGCAGTCCACTGGGCGAAACAGCTTAAGGAAGATGAGTGTGTACTCTGGTGTAACAACGAAGAGAGTGCGAGTCGAGTAAGATTAAGGCAGACTCAGGCCGCCCTCGCTTGGACTCGTGAGGAGGTAATGAAAGACCTCCAGAAAAGTGTAGATACCTACAACGACAAGGTGGGTGTAGGTAAAATTAAAATGCTAGACAATACCAGCATGACAGTACACGACATAGAGGCTGCTATCGAAGCATCTAACCCCAGAATAATTATTATTGACCAGATATGGAAGGTAGGGGGTTTCGAGAAAAACTCGCATAACGGTATAGACCGCTACGCCAAGTTAGCCCAGTACATTCGAGAGCTTGCCAAGAGGTACGGTCCGATTATCGGAGCTAGTCAGTTAGATGGTTCGGCTGACGGGGAGAAGTACCCCAAGATGAATGCACTGTATAACAGTAAGACTGCGGTACAGGGAGAGGCCGATGCGATTGTCTGCATAGGGCAGAACCCCAACGAGGGAGTAGATGTAAGGTTTCTATCTGCCCCAAAAAACAAACTAAGCTATGCGAACAACGATTTCAGAAATGCGGGAGCTGCTGTTCGTATTGATAAAGAAAGAGCGCAGATTGTGTCTCTACTAGGAGCTACGTAATGCTAGATTTTAATAAGATAACCGTGTTAGACCTTGAGACTACCATCAAAGCTCCGACACCACACTTTGGGGCAAGTCCAACTTACCCTTCAAACCGCATAGTTATGCTAGGCTATCAGTCTGGAGAGACGGAAGATATCCTGACGGACAGAAGAGAGATAGAACAATTCACCGAGGAAATGCGAAGGGATGAACACCTGATTGTGGGGCATAACATAGCATTTGATATTCTCTACCTAGCTAGATATGGGCTAGAACTTGGGCATAACCCTATCTGGGATACGCAGAAGTTTGCTTATATCCAGCATGGCAGGAAGCTTGTACAACCCTCGCTAGAAACGGTAGCGAAGAGTCTTAGGTTACCCTTTCGTAAGGATACCGAGATAAAGGAACGGTTTAAGGCGGGTATAGGTGCTGACGAAATAGACCGAGAGCTTTTGGAAAGCTACTTGCAATCGGATGTTCGAGTAACTAAACAGATATTCGATAAGCAGTATGCTTGGTTATCTCAGCAACCAGAGCAAACCCAAAAGTATTACCTAGAGATGCTTAACGGTATCGGGGTCACAAGCCAAATGACCCACGTAGGTTTCGAGTTTGATACTGGAGGTGCAACGAAACAATCGAAGAAAACGCATCTTGTGGCTATGCAGAAGGAAGAATATCTTGCCGAGCGGTACAAAGACATTTATCCTGGCGAGTTTAATCCGAACTCTGCCGCCCAGATAGAAACTCTTCTCTGGGGTGGAGAAGTAAATGTGCCTATCGTAGAAGAAGTGCTTGATGAGGAAGGTAACCCAGTTCGTTATAAGTCTGGCGATAAGAAGGGGCAGATAAAGACCCGCAAGGGAATAAGAAAGCAGAGAGTCGAGCCTATGGTAAAGCCAGAAACTATAAAGCTTTTCGAGAATCGTGGGTGGGAAAAGAAAGCGGGTGCTAAGACGCTAGAGTACATACAAAAGTATGAGGAAGACAGTCCCGCAGAGGATTTATGTTTTGAGATAGAGATTTTGAGACAAGTCTCTAAAAGCATATCCACCTACTATCGCCCTTACATATCTTTTGCGGTAGACTACACGCTGCACCCGTCCTACAACCACTGCGTTACGCAGACAGGCAGATTAAGTAGCAGTAAACCAAATATGCAAAACATTAACGGGAAGAAGGAATCAGAATGAACATACAGAACTACTTTGTAGCTCGCTATCCGAACACGTTTGCGGAGTTTGACTACGCCCAACTGGAGATACGAGTGCTAGCTCTAGCCTCTATGGATAAACAACTGATACTCGATATCAACAACGGGCAGGATATGCACACCTACTTTGCCAGTAAGATATACAACAAGCCAGAGAAAGATATAAATTTTGGAGAACGAAAGGTAGCCAAAGGATTCAGCTTTCAGCTTCAGTATGGGGCTGGAGCCAAGGGCATAGCTCGATTCTGGGACGTTAAAGAGGAGCTTACAAAGGCTTTTATAGACGAGTACTATACTCGATACCCCCAAGTCCACGCTTGGCAAAAGAGAGTCCAGAAAGAGGCCGAGGATTCTCTGGTCCACAAGGGAGACCGCAAAGACGGAGAGAGCGTACCTCGGTTTTACATTCCAGGAATTTGGAGGGACGATTCTGGTCGAGCTATAACTCACTTTGCAGTTGCGGGAGATATATCCAAGTACAAGAATACTGCATATGTATCTCCGACCAAGTGCAAGAACTATCCGATACAGGGAGCTGCCTCGGATATTATGATGCTTATGCTGAATAGGCTGTCCAAGTACGCTTTGGACAAACCCATAACATTGCTCAACACGGTACACGATTCGGTGCTGTGTGAGATACCAGAAAAAGATTCGGAAGACATAGCCAAGAGAATAGCAGACCTGCTGAAGGGTGTTCCAAAGGCTATTTCTGAGACGTTCGGAGTTAAAAGCCCGATAGAATTTCCCGTAGATTATTCTATGGGATTAACTTTGCTAGAAGTCAAGCATAATGTTTGAATAAAGGCAGATGTGTGGTATAATATTAGTGTAGATTAGTTAGTTAGTTAGTTAGAGGATAATTATTATGAAAGAAGTTGTATCAGGTGTTGTTAGTCGTATCGGCCAAAACGGAAAGTCTTTCCAGTTAGCAGAGACAGATTCCAAGTGGTTCGGTGCATTCAATATGAGCCAGTTAGCTGACGCCCAAGTTGGGGATAAGGTTTCTTTTGCTTACACTTCCAAAGAAGTGGGAGACAAGATTTACCATAACATTCAAGGTAACGTCACGATTACTGGCGGGTCTGGGAGTACTCCTCCTCCTTCCCCCGCAGCAGCAGGGCAGACCGCTCTGGTTAGGGATAGGTTAATCCTGCGACAAAACGCTTTGACTAACGCTGTCAAAGCAATGGAGTTGCAAATGAAAGATGGCGGGGACTTCAATATAGAAGAAGTCCTATCCATTGCCAGGGAGTTCGAGGCTTACACTAGCGGAGATTCGGATATAAAACCTGCCGAGAGCAAATCCGAACCCTCTGAAGAGGACTGGCAGGAAGCTGCAGGTAAGTTGAGAGCTGCCTCGTAGTGAAAAAAGTAGCTGCGTTTTTCGATGGCGATGTAGTCGCTTACAGAGCGGGGTTTGCCGCAGAAAAGCGTTATTACTTTGATTCAAGGAATCCCCCCGATTCAGGGGGGAGGACTTGGGACTACAAAAAAGAGGCGTTAAGGCACGTTGAAGAGCAGTATCTGGAGTCTAGCCGAAAGCTAGAACCTATAGAGAACGCTTTGCAAAACGCTAAGAGCCTGATACAAAATTGTTTAAACTCTATCGGAGACAGGTATCCTGGACAGGAAATAGAGTACACAACTTTTATATCAGGTAACAAAAAGAAAAAGAACTTCAGAAAAGAAATAGACCCGCAGTATAAAGCCCATAGGAAGAAGGAACATAGACCAACCTACCTAGAGGAAATACTTCAGTACCTGATAGATAACCACCACGGTTACAGGACAGAAGGCTGTGAGGCCGATGACTTTTTTGGACACGCCCAGTCTGACGCAAGGAAGGCTCAGAAAGAACCTGTCGTTGTGTCTGTAGATAAAGACTTGAAACAACTATGGGGCGTACACCTTAATTTGGTAACTCGTAAGTTTGAACAGGTAAGCAAAAAGAAAGCGAGACTGTTCTTCTGGAGGCAGATGCTACAAGGCGATACTGCTGACAACATACGGGGTATTGACGGTATAGGTGAAGCTAAATCCAAGAGGTATTTGCCCGATGGTATCAGTGACGAAAAAGCGAAAGAAATCGTCTCGTCTTTCTACAAGAAAGAGTACGAGGAAGAGTGGGAAGAAGTCTACAACAGGAACGCCAAGCTCCTATGGATATGGCGTACCATCCCAGACGAATGTCCGCACACGCTCGAAGAGAACAAAGAAGTTCTCGATAGCACCGTACAGTAGTAAATATGAATATGAAATTGCACAACTAATGGAGGAGCAAGGGATTGAATTTGATTATGAGCCTGAGAAAATTAATTACATCTATCCAGTTAAAAACGGATATTGTAGCGACTGTGGTGGTGTCTCTGTTGGCCGCAGGGCTATTTATACTCCTGATTTCCGCATCCATTCTAGCGGAGTCTGGGTCGAAGCCAAGGGAAAGTGGGACGGGCAGGGCCGCACTAAAATCCTGGCAGTCCTCTCAACCTCTAATGCCTTAACCGTAGATAATTTTCGTATGTTATTCATGTATAACAACTGGATAACAAAGGCACACAAGATGACTTATATGGACTGGTGCGAGAGGCATGACATTATCGCAGCGGTAGGGAAAACTATACCCAAGGAGTGGTTATGAAACATATTATGATACCCGACACGCAGATATTTCCGTCTTCCAAGACAGAACATATTGTAGCAGCAGCTAGATACATTAAGAAACATAAACCCGACAAGATAATTATCATAGGGGACTGGTGGGATATGCCTTCTCTCAGCTCTTACGATACCGCAGGAGATAAAGGTTGGGAACACAAGGATGTAAAAGCCGATATAGATATTGGGTGGAAGATGATGAAGAAGTTTCTAACCACCACAAGAGGTCCGAAATATTCTCCAGAAATACACTTTGCTGTAGGCAACCACGAAGATAGGATTACAAGGGCTGCTAACAGTGCAGAGACTCGTATGATGGGAGGCTTTCTAAGCCTCGAAGAGCTGATTATAGAGCCTCTACAGGCGTTAGACGTACAGACCCACGGGTTTCTAGAAATATTCGTCCTAGACGGTATTTGCTACAGCCACTATTTTGTGAATCCCACTAGTTTGTTTCCTAACCCTATTGGCGGTACAATAGAATCAAAGCTTAAAAACTTAGGCCATAGCTTTACTATGGGACATCAACAACATAAACAATCTGGGGAGGTGTTCACATGTACTGGAGAGAGGAGAAGAGGTTTAGTTTGTGGAAGATTCTATCAAGACCATCACGAATATTTAGGCCCGCAAAAAAACGCCCAGAGTTGGTCTGGAGTTTTGATGAAACACGAAGTTTCAAACGGGGACTACGATTTAATGGAAGTAAGCATGAACTACCTGCTGAAGGAATACACATGATACTTACTCCGCAGGAGTTAGCAGACAGAGTAGCCCAGAACTATGACCCAGATTTAATCGTAGAAATATTAGACCTGTCCAGTAAGCAAATCCTGGACGCATTTATGGATGAGTTTATAGAGAAAAGAGAGAAGTTCAATGACCTTGACGAACATGAAGAGACAACTGAGGAGGCGTGACCCCTATGCTAAAGAAGTCAGAACCGAAAAGTACAGGCAGAGGGTCGAACCCTCCAAGAAAAAAGACTACATCCGCTGCAAAGAAAAAAGGATGTGGAAAAGAGAAGGACACCATCTTTCTGGGAACTTGTATGATTGAAGGTGCTCACCTGACAGTCACTAGACTAGGCAGGGAGATAGAAGACTTAGGCTTCAAGAATACCTACAACCGTTTAAAGAAAATTTACGAGGAGCTAGATTGATGGACTTATACCAAGAGTACATACACCAGTCGAGGTACAGCAGGTACAGAGATGATTTAGATAGAAGAGAAACTTGGGATGAAACTGTAGACAGAGTACGGGACTTCTGGTCTGACCGTATACCCAAGTCTATGCGAGAAGACTTAACGGACGCTATGGAAGCTGTACGCAACCAGGATATTATGCCCTCCATGCGTATCATGATGAGTGCGGGTAAGGCTTTATCTGACCACCACGTAGCGGGGTACAACTGTGCGTATGTACCTATAGATGACCCCAGAGTATTCTCCGAGATAGTGTACGTCCTTATGTGTGGTACTGGCGTTGGGTTCAGTGTGGAGCGAGATTACGTAGAGCGGTTACCTGAAGTAAACAAGGACATGATGAATACAGAGACTGTCATACGAGTTAAGGACAGCAAACTAGGGTGGGCTAGTGCCTACCGAGAACTTATATCATTACTATATTCTGGACGAGTGCCCCAGTGGGACTTGTCAAAGATAAGACCTGCAGGGTCTAGACTTAAAACATTTGGAGGCAGGGCATCAGGCCCAGAGCCTCTGGATGAATTGTTTAGATACACTGTAGAAACATTTAAAACAGCGAAAGGCAGAAAATTAACTACATTGGAGGTACATGATGTTGTTTGCAAAATCGCTGATATTGTTGTCGTTGGGGGTGTCAGGAGGTCTGCTCTTATCTCTCTTAGTAACCTCACTGATGAACGTCTTAGAGGCGCTAAATCAGGACAATATTGGCTACCGCTTGAGGAGGGAGGAGCACCGCAGAGGAGACTCGCCAACAATTCTATCGCATATACGACAAAACCAGATGTCGATTCCTACATGGCCGAAATGGTCGGAATGTGTAAAGATAAAAACGGAGAGAGAGGTATCTTTAGTCGGTATGCAGCTAAAGAGAAATACAGAGACCACCGAAGAGATGAAAACCAAGAGTGGGGTTGTAATCCCTGCTCAGAAATCTTGCTCAGACCTGCACAATTCTGTAACTTAACCGAAGTTATTGTACGTCCCCAGGATACTTTTAAAGACTTGGAGACTAAGATTATACAAGCTTCGTTTCTAGGTACGCTACAGGCGAGTCTAACTGATTTTAAATTCCTATCAAAAAGGTGGAAAGATAATTGCGATGAAGAGGCTTTGCTTGGAGTAAGTCTTACGGGTTGTGCTGACCACAAAATACTTAACGGATACCGTAAGTCAGCAGTCATGCAGGACGAAACCATCAAGTGGTTAGAGACATTAAAAAGCCTAGCTGTATCTTGTAACGCCAAGGTTGCGAAGAAGTTAGGTATCAAACCTGCTGCTGCAGTAACCTGCGTCAAACCGTCTGGTACTGTGTCTCAGCTATGTGATACAGCGTCTGGCATACACCCCAGATTCTCTGAGTATTACATACGAAGAGTACGGGGAGATGTTAAAGACCCTCTTACTGAATTTATGCAGAAGATAGGCATACCTACGGAGCCTGACGTAGCAAATAAAGAGAACATGGTATTCTCCTTTCCTATGAAAGCTCCTGATAAAAGTATTGTTGTCAAGGAAGTAAACGCTGTTGAACAGCTAAAGATATGGCAGTTATACAATGACCACTACACGGAACATAAACCTTCTGTCACTATCTATTATAGTGAGGAAGAGTTTCCAGAAGTGTGTGCTTACGTCTGGAAGCATTTTGATAGTATGAGTGGTATATCGTTTCTTCCGAGGAGTGACCACACGTACACCCAAGCCCCCTACGAAGAGATAGATAAAGACACATACAAGAAACTGAAAGCTGAGATGCCCAAGAACATAGACTGGAAACAGCTTGCAGAGTTTGAAACAGGGGACAATACTACAGTACAGCCTGAGTTGGCTTGCACTGCAGGGGCGTGTGAGTTATGAAGTGGTTGGAGGGAGACGAAGATAAATCATCTTACGACATAAGAGAAGAGTTGGTTAACAGCCCAGAGCACTACAACGAAGGGAATATCGAGTGCATAGCAGCCCTACAGTCTATGCTAAGTAAAGAAGAGTTTATAGGGTTTCTAAGGGGGAATGCGATGAAGTATCTCTGGAGGCTTCGTAGCAAAGGCAAACCTATCCAGGATTTGGCAAAGGCTACGTGGTATCAAGAGAAGTTGAGACAAGCTTTACTGGAGGATTCAAAATGAAAAGACCTACTGTAATAGACTCTATTCTAGCAGAGATAACCGAGCTAAAAGAGGAAGCTATATACGCAAAAAGAGAAGCAGAGCTTAACAGAAAGCTTGCTCTGGAGTATAAAGAGAAGTACGATAACTTGGTAAAAAACCCCCCTCCGAAGAGGGGGTAAGAGAGGTTCTTTATCTTTCGGGTGTAAAATACCCATCTGGAACACCCCCATAAATAGGTTTATTCCAGTAAGCTTTCTCCACTTCCCGCATTCCCAACAATAATGTGTGTATTTCTCGTATTCTTTGCGGGTTTTCTCTTATCTGTTTGCGGTTTTTTAGAGCAGTTATTACACTCTTGTCTTGGCTGAAGAGGTATGTGAGTGCTCTTGGGTCTGGCTTGCCTTTAGGATACCCTACTGGTTTACCTCTAGCATCTGTTCTGTACGTTAACCCTATCCGTTCTTTTTTGTTACCCGCTTTTACTTCGGCAGCGCTCCATATTTTCAAAGCTTTTTCTTCTCCAATAAGAGTTTTTAAATTATCAAGCATTTGCATTTTACCGTCTAATAATGCAAATTGAGTTTTCAACACTTCGTCATAATTTTTTAAAATTTCTTTTTGATTAATAGGTTCGTAAGGGTCTCCTAAGATTTCCATAAGAGACTTTTTAAAATCGGCCCTAGCTTCGTCTTCTGTTTGTTTCAAATGTCTTACAGCGAAATTAGTAATTTTTCTGGCACTTAATTTATAAGTACTTAAACCCGTAGGATTATACCCCTTTTTCCAGAGCGTTTCTCCAGTTTCTTTTAAAGTTTTAGGGGGGTTGTATCCCTCCCCAGCAGTTTTATTTGTTAACAATTTTTCTAAACTTAAACCAGGAACTACGTCTACTTCTGGCAAAGCGTTTGAAATGTCTTTAAGTGTGTTAATACCTTTTAATTTCCCCGATTCTGCCATAGCATCAACACCATGCCTAACCAAAGTAGGGCTAACAGTCTTAGCCCACTTGCCATATTCTCCATCCATAAGATGTTTAAAAGATTGGGCAAGCATAGAAGGCTCTACATAAGGACTAGCAAAATATTTATAGGCGTGAAGTAAGCGTTCTTGGAGTACACCCTTAACGTCACCGCCAGAAGCGGCAGACATAATAAGCGGGGATATGCTTTGAGTAAGGGGGCCGTATGCACTAGAGTAAGCCAGATTTTGGTACTCTATTTCTACATCGTCATTCGGAGCATCTTTAATACTGGAAATTGTAATGGCCCCGTATTTATTCCACTCAGGCAAGTAGGGTCTTAATGCAGCTACTTTTTTATAGTTTTGGTTTTTGCCGTTTGCGTATGCCGATAACGCAAAAGGAGCTGTAGCTAACGCAGAAATAGAAGCTAGTCTTGTCATACCTCGGCCAATTAAAGTCCAGTTATTTAATTGAAACCCTTCTTCTAATTCTTCTGCTGCTATCCTAGTTATATTCGCTCCGTTCCTAAAAACCTCTGCGGGGTAGGAAGAAAAATTACCCAAAACAGGAATGCCTTTAAAAGCATCTATAAATGCAGGTGTTCGGGTATAGATAGGCATAACTGCCATAGTTCTTCTTGTCGCTATTTCTTGTATAATCTCGTCATCGCTATACGGTTTAACAACTCCCGCTTGTCTTGGGTCTCCCTCTCCCCGTACAGTAAGGGGAGTACTACCAGGTAAAATTTCTCCTTCGTCTCCCGCCCTAGCCAAAGCAGTTCGGTCTGAGAGAACACCGCCCCTTTCAAACCGCATGGGCAAACTAGGCTCTATTGCTTTTCTTTTAGCAGCTTTTCTTTCAGCAGAAAGCGTTTTCCACAAGGCTTGTTCTGCGTCCAGTTCCCCCAAAAAAGAAACCATTTTACTGAAGTCATCTATCCCCCCGTAAAATTTTAATGCCCCTCTATACGTTTTAGGAAAAGCGCCAGCAAACCCCAGAGTAAAAACTTTTTCTATTAAAGTTGGGTCTGCATCCAACTCCCTGCCTAGTCTAACTAAAATTTGCCCCAAGTCTACAGACGTAGCAGCGATACCCATTTCCTGCATTTGTCTGGCTAAAGTGTCTCGTTGTTCTTTTCCCGCAAATCCAACCGAAATAAGACGTTTAATACCCCTAGCAACATTACCACTCCCCGCAACTGCTTGTGCTGCCCCGTAAGTATTTCTTATAATACTGACAGGACTTAAAGGAACTTTACCTATTTTCAAAGAACCTTGCATCCTAGCAGACATACTGACAACTTGCGAAACAAAATAATTGTTAAAAAATCGTTCTGCGTCAGCGAAAGCACTGTAAGCAGGTTTAAACCTATCTGCTAAATATTTAGGAATCCAAACATCATGTACACGGCTGTCTATTCTGCCAGAAGGAATCCTTATCATAGAAGAAGAATCTTCTCCAAATACTTTTACCATATCTGATTTATGAACAAGGGTCTCTGGAGTAAGGTTACTGGTTTGCCCCACCTGCTGCCTGTTGTTAAACATTTCAGCAGCATCTTTAGCTGTTCTTGCCTGAACTCCCAGACCTCGTTGTAACAAAGACTCAGCGGTACTTGCTCCGAAGGCAATTCTATTTATCATAGACATTTGCCCCTCTATAGATTGTATAAACCGTTCTCCAGGAGAATAATTTTGACCCCAAAGAGTTTTTTGAAAACTTTGCAAAGCAACTCTAGCCTCTGCACTCCCTTCGATTCTAAAAGTCCCTTTAGTATTATCATAAAAATTTCTGGCTAATTTTTCTATAGCTTGAGGGTCTCTTCTTAAAAGTGCGTCTCTTTCTGAAATAGTAAAACCTTTCAAGGCAGATTTAGGTAAGTTAAGCACCCAGTCTGGCTTGGTAGCAATTAATTCGCTAATTTCTCTAACAATAGAACCGTCTTCCATTAACTTAGAAAATCTTTGTGCTGTTTGTTCAGACGGCTTTGTAAAAACTCTGTAAATGTTTCTTAAATAACTATCGTTATTATCCCACATCTGTTTAAACTTAGGGCTTAATATGTCTACAAATTCCCCAGGATTATCTGGGTCTCTTACTCTTAAATTAATAGCTCTTTCTGATATTTCTTGGGCAATACTTTTGTTTTTTGCAAGTAACGCAGCTATATCATCAGGCAACTGTGAGTAAGCAATTTCGTCCCCCTCCGCAGCTTTATTCACAAGGTTGAAACCTTCTTCTACATTTTCTGGTTTCCACGCCTTAATAGCTTTGTCCAACGCTTCTCCGTAAACTCTAGACTGTTTTGAATAATAATTTTCCAACCCCAAGAATTGTTCTTGCAACCTAATTATATTTTCGTCTGCAAGGCTCTTGGGAAGAAACGTAGACTTAACCCAGTTAGCAGCGTAGGAAGCTCCGTCACCCATTTTGCCAGCCATTAAATTATTGTCGATTGCTTTTGCTCCGTCTTTAAGTAAAGTGCCTCCTGTATAACCTATTGCAACAGATAACGGCCCTTCCAAAACACCAGTCGCTACAGCCCTCCCCACACTAACATCTTTTCTTAAACCAATTTCTTTTTCTAAACTTTGGGATTGAAGACTTCTACCAAAACCTGCCGCACCTGTAATACTAGCTTCAGCACCGAGAGCTTTCAAGGTGCTTTTACTTGTCGCAGCAGCTACTTTATTTTTTATGTAGCCCATAACACCTTGTTTAGCCGCTTCTTTAGTTGCTTGAGTGGCATAAAGAGACGTACCCCCTGTGTAGGCTGCAGCAACTATACCAATAATATTAGCGGGGTCAGAAAATACTGCCCCTGTATAATCTTTTAATGCGTTCCAAGTAGGCACACTTCCTTCTCCCGTAGCGGGAATCTGGTCTACTGCGTTAAAAGAATAAGCTAGATTGTATTTATCTTCTGCGGTCATTTCGCCCATAAGAGAACTGTACTGTATTACTTGAGGAAGGTTAACATTAAAGTATCTTCTCTCTTTTAGCATAGCGTCTGTTATTTTTGTGCGGTCATACCCAGGGTCTTCTTGGCCCAAAGACATTAGAGTTCTTCTAGCTCTGGTAACGAACTCGTCATTATTTGCTGTATCTATGTAAGAAGCCATTTATGAGCCTTTTTTTCCGACTTGCGGGACTCCTCCGAAGTCGTTTTCAGGAGGGTTTTCAGAGTTATCTGGTTTTGTATCGAAGAAATTTTCAAAACCGTCTTCCCATTTAATATGTGGGTATTTCTTGTCTGTTACATAGTCTCCAAACACAAGGTTAAAAAGTTCTTCACCTTTCTTAGCATCAACAAAAGTTTCTGTAGTCCCAAAACCCATCCCCGTAGCACCTGTTGCCGAATCTACTCTTATCATGTCATTCCAAACCCGCAACCTATTATATAAATCTGTAATAGCTAACTCGGATTGTTTATTTTTTATCTGGTTGTTTTGATATAATTCCTCAGCCTTTTGTCTCTCTTCGGTAGTTTTAGCGTTTCGTATGGCTATGCTGTGCTCGTTGGTAGCTTTCTTTATTTGATTCTGAACTTCAGCAGCCCTTTGACTAGTCATCGCTGTTTGATATTTAAATTCGTTATCGATTTTTAATTTTTGGATGTCTCTTGTGAGTGCTCTGTCTTGTATTTTGTCCCTTAAATCAGCTTGTTTTAAACCATACTCTGCTGCAAACTTCATTAAGTTTTGTTCGGCTTGAGTACGCTCTGCCCTTCTCTTGTCGGCATATTGCCCTAATGTTTCAGGACGGTTTCCTTGAGCCGCAGCTACCATACGACTTAAATCGCTACCTGCTAATAAATTACCTTGTACTGCCATCATAAACTCCTAAATAGTGATTCTTAATGGGTTGCCGTAAGAGTCAAACCCAGTCGAGGCATTTTGAGTACCTGCCGTTGTGCTAGCTAACCTATCAAAAAATTGGTCCATAGCAAAATTAGGGTTAAACTGGGATTGTAAAGCTTGTCCAAAATCAAAACCACCTCCACCAAAACCTCCACCACCTGCGTAGAAAGATAGTCCTGCGTCTGCTATACCGCCTAACGTAGCTCCTAATCCCGGTTCTTGTGCTTTAGCGGCTCTAAACGCATTATTTGCATCTAGATATTTGGACAGTTTAGCTAGTTCTAGGTTTGTTAAGTCTCCAGACAATGCCCTTGCATTGTTAACCGCTTGATTACCAAACGCATCAAACCCTGCAAGGTAATTCATATCCCTGCCTCTAGCACCTTGAAGACCCTGTTGAAATCTCTGTAAATTAAAAAGTACGTTAGCGTCTTCTTGAGCTTTAGCTGCTGCTAAGTCTGCGTTAACTTTTGACATATCCATCATACTAGCAGTGTTTATGCCGCCTGTATTGAAGAGTTGCGACAAAGCGTTAGTTGCAGCATCTTCTTGTCTTTGTACTCTACCGATACGAGATTCATTTAACATATCAAACAACGGCCCACTGGTGAAGAAATCAGGTGTTATGTATTGATTGTATAATTGATTCGTAGTACCTGCTTGCGCTAATCCTTGGTCAAATAAATTTTGTATTGGTTGTGTAAACGAATACCCCGAACCGCCTGGGCCATAAAACCCTTCGGCAAAAGGACTGCTGTAAGACCCCTCAGACATTGTAAACGGGCCGTCTGGTGGTCCTTCTCCAAAAGTACCGTATAGAACTCTTTCGGTTTCTGCTTTTGCTTTTCTAAACTGTTTGCTAGGTTTGCTATCAAACAAACCGCCTATTGAACTAAATAAACCCATCGTTTATCTCCACCATTGTTTCTTTAATATTTTAATCTCTTCTATACAACCTTTTGGTATTACCGTATCAAACCCTAAAAATGTTTCGTCAGAGTGCCAACCTATAGAGGATACAACCTTTACGTCCTTGTCTGTTTCTTCCATTATCCAACAAGGAGTCTTTATTGTTGCTGTCTCTAAGTTCTTTGTAGACTCAAACCACCCTGTATTACTGCTCGTTATATCTTTCCAAGTAATCAACATGAGTGGCTTTGTCTTCAATAACTTGAGAGTTAGTTTGTCCGCCATTCATTACACTCTTTAATAAAATTTTATTCGATACTTCGTTAGACTTTACCATCTCGTTACGAAAGGACTCTACTGCTGCTCCTGTCTGCATCTGTCGTTGTGAGTTCTCTATAAGTAACATAGGAAACCAAGAGATAGCACATCGCCAATCTTCTATATCCGCATTAGTTTGTGGGTCTTTACCCATCACTTTTATGTACCAAGCACAATCAAACTTTTTGCAAGGTTTAAATTTATTTAACGGACAGTTATCTTTAGATTCTAGTTTCATATTAATCTTTAGTACACACAATTACATTAATATACTGCACATCCAAATTTATAGCTGTTCCAGAAAACGTGTGTGTATGGGTAGCTCCTGTTGTGCTATTTACTGCCGTAGCACTTGTAGCTACTGCACCACTTGAAACTCCTGTGTAAGTAGTATTATTTGCTCCCCCTGCTGCCCCGTTTTGGTGAGCGTAGATTGGGTGGGTATGCGCTGGAATTTGGTTAGTACTCAAAGCTGTTCCTGCGTTTGTTCCTGAGACAGCTTGACTAGCAAAAGCAGTTTCAAATGCTACGCTACCTCCTGTACCCCCGCCATCTCCTGACGTAACTCTAAGTGCTTTGTCGTTGTTAGCGGTAGATTTAGTCCACCCCGTAGGTGCTGCTGTCTGAAAAAACACCATTGCACTTCCAGAAGGTACATCTCCTCCTTCTTGTTTAGTTGCTATAGCCGTAGCTATGGCAGATAACTCTGCATCTATATCACTACCTTTAATAACCTTGGCTGCATCTCCAGACGCAAGACTATCCTTTACA